AACAAGTCCTAGAAGTAATTACTATTATAAGTATAAGAAGTACTACACACACATTGACAGTTTAACAAGTGCAGTTACTTATGATGAAATGGAATCAGGGGAAACAATACCATCTAAACACCTATATAACTTGCCTAACGAAATAACAAGCAGTTACCAATGGACTAGCCTAGAAAAAATAGATAGTGCTTTAGATGGCTTTACTTGGTATGATAAGAAAGTATTTGAGCTTTATTACTACGAAGGCAATACATTAGACAGCCTAGCATCTAAGACAGGAATAAGCAGAAACAGTTTATTCACTACAATAGATAAAGTAAGAGTACAATTAAAACATAAGCTAAGAGAATAAATTATGAAAGTATTAGTGGCGTGTGAAGAAAGTCAAGCAGTAGCTAAAGAGTTTAGAAAGATTGGAATTGAAGCGTATTCTTGTGATATTCAAGAATGTAGTGGAGGTTATCCTGAATGGCACATTAAAGGAGATGCAATAGCAGAAGCATATAGTGGTAAATATGATATGATGATTGCTCACCCTCCTTGTACATTTATGAGTAAAGCAGGTGCTAGATGGATGTTTCCAACAGCAGGAAATTTAAGTAAGGATAGATTTGAAAAATCACAAGAAGCAAAGGATTTCTTTATGAAAATGTTAAATGCACCAATAAAATATATTGCAGTAGAAAACCCTACTCCATTAAAAGTAGTAGGATTACCAATGCACACGCAGGCAGTTCAGCCTTATGAATATGGACACCCTTACAGTAAGAGAACTTTATTATGGTTAAAAAACTTACAACCGTTAGAGCCAACTGAAACAATAGATAGTTACACTCCTTACCTTCCTAGTAATACAGGAGGTAAAAAAAGAGGGCAGAGTTATAGTAGAGGTACTAGTAAAAATGCAAAAGAAAGTAGCAAAACATTTAAAGGAGTTGCTGAAGCAATGGCTAAGCAATGGGGTGCAGTATTAAAACATAAGCTAAGTGAATAAGTTCTTTGTACCTAAAGATATATATGAAGATAGGATAAACATTTGTAAGTCTTGCGCATATTACTTCAAGCCTTCAGGACAATGTAAGAGGTGCTTATGTTTTATGAAGGTTAAAGCTAGAATATCAAGTCAAGAATGTCCTCAGAAGTATTGGAATAAAACAACAGAGGTAGAAGTAAGAACAGATATACCTGAAGAAATAATAGCAGAGATTATATTACTTTGGGAAGACTTAAAAACAGGTAGAGCTAAAGACCAAAGAGCAAAGAAGAAAATGATTGAGATTTACAATACTCTGTATAACACTTCATACTCAACAGGAACTAATTGCGGTAGCTGTATAGCAGCTTGTTTTGATGGAATAAAAAAGATATATAAAGAATACTCAGGAAATAATTAATCAATAAAGGGTAAGACCTAAAAAGCTTTAATTTTTCAGACCTGGGTAGTAAAGGGGGGGTGTGGTTGCCTCCCCAATACAAACTAAAATAGTAATAATGAATATAATAGTAATATGGCCGAACTAGAAAGAACATACAAAACAATTAAATGGATATTGAAAGACAATATCAAAAAGAATGTCAGAGCTTTGTGGACTTGGAAAGATGACAACTTTACTTGCATCTATGAAAACTATGATGGAGAAGATAGAATTTATACTAGCAGCCAACTTTTAAAACTTTTATCAAAATGATTATATTTACATTACTAGGCATCTTAACAGCAATATTTTTCTTTATAGTTATTCTTATGACCATAATAGAAACAAGAACTAAGAACAGAAGAAATAATAAGTTATTTTGGAATATGGAAAACTTAGATAAAAATAGAACTTACGAAGAAATAAAAAAACAAAATGAAAAACAATAGAATACCTAGTTACTACATAGGAAGACGATACAAGATAGAAGCTCGTAAAGTCATTGAAGACTTTGATTTATCTTACAATCTAGGAACGGCAGTTACTTATCTACTAAGAGCAAATAGGAAACACGACTCTCCTATTGAGTGCATACAGAAAGCAATTAACCACTTAGAGTTTGAACTTGATAAGCTAAAGAGATGAAGATATTAAATTTATATGCTTGTCTAGGTGGTAACAGATACAAGTGGAATGAAGTAAAAGAAGATATAGAGGTAACTGCTATTGAATTAGACCCTGAGTTAGCTAGATTGTATCAAGAGAGATTCCCAAATGATACTGTAATAGTAACAGATGCACACCAGTACCTATTAGAACATTACCAGGAGTTTGACTTCATTTGGTCATCTCCACCTTGTCCAAGTCATTCAAGGTCTAGATATTGGGGGTTTGGTATTAATGGTAAAAAACCTATTTACCCTGATATGAAACTTTATGAGGAAATTATATTTTTACAACATCATTGTAAATCAAAATATGTAATTGAAAATGTTATTCCTTATTATGAGCCAATGTTTAATCCTAAAAAAAGAGGAAGGCATTTATATTGGACTAATTTTAATTTACCAAATGAATTAAGTAAAAGAAAAGATAATGGATTAGTACAAGAATCTAAAATAGGTTCACTTGGTAAATATCACGATTACGATTTTACAAAATATAAAGGAAACCAAAGAAGATTAAAAATAGCAAGAAACCTAGTAGACTATGAGGCAGGAAAAACAATATTTGAAACTATGTTAGGTATTGTAAGAAGGGAAGTTATTAATCAAGAGGAATTATTTTAATATGACACTATACACTTGCGAATGTGGAAAAGAAAGTAAAGAAATATCTAAGGCTACAATAGTATTAAGAGATAAGAAATGGGTTTGTAAAGAAGCTGAGTGTAGTTGTGGTAAATATATGGATAGCGTACCAACAGAAGGTATACCTACACTTCAAAGAACAGAGCCAAGTCTAAGCAAGAGGAGAGATAACTTATGGGCAGGAGCAAAGGAAAAGCTAGTAGGCGAAAGAGGAATCAATGAATCCTTTGACTAATGAAGTTCGTGATAAAGTGTGATAAAGATAAGCAAACCCTAATAAACTATTTAAAGGAATTAGGCAATGACTATTTAGTAGATGTTAAGAAACAAAGAAACACAAGAAGCAATATGCAGAATAACTATTACTGGAGTTGTATCGTACAAGTCTTGTCTAACGAACTAGGCTACTTTCCTGATGAGATACACGACTTACTAAAGGTCAAGTTTTCTAGTGAATGGAATAGCATAGAGATAAACGATAGGAATGTAGGAATCCAAGTAGTCAAGTCTACTGCTAGAATGGATAGCAAAGCCTTTGAGATATATGCAGACCAAATAAGAATGTGGGCAATAACTGAATTAGGCATAAGACTAATGCTACCAAATGAATACGAATAATTTCTATTATATAATATGGAAACAGAACAAAAGAGGACACAGGAGGGCAAAAAGAAGCTACTAGCAGCACTAGAGATGTCATTAGGTATAGTAACAGAGGCTTGTGAAAAAGCAGAGACAACAAGAAGCAGACATTACGCTTGGTATAATAGTGATGATGAATACAAGAAAGCAGTTGATGACATTGATAGTAAGTTTATAGACTTTGCTGAAACAAGTTTAAAGAAACAAATAAAAGAAGGGAACACAACAGCCACTACATTCTTTTTAAGAACAAGAGGTCGTAAGCGTGGCTACAATGAGAAGCAAGAAATAGACCTAACTTCAGGTGATGAAAGAATTAAAATAAATATAAATCTTGGAGATTAGTCCTGAATTTACACCTAAGCAAAAAGAGTGTTTAAAGTATCTATTTGATGATAGCACTAAAGAAGTATTATTTGGAGGTGCAGCAGGAGGAGGTAAGTCTTGGGTAGGTGTAAGTTATTTAATCTTAATGTGTATTCAATATCCTAAGACTAGATACTTGATGGGTAGGTCTAAATTAGACGCATTAAAAAAGACTACACTAAATACATTCTTTGAAGTATGCACTGCTTGGAAGTTAAAAGCCATAAAGGACTACACTTTTAATGGATCAAGTAATGTGATAACTTTTTACAATGGTTCTGAGATAATCTTAAAGGACTTATTCTTATACCCATCAGACAGAAACTTTGATAGCTTAGGTTCATTAGAAATAACAGGAGCTTTTATTGATGAAGCAAACCAAATAACAGAGAAGGCAAAAAATGTAGTAGCTTCAAGACTTAGATACAAACTTGATGAGAATGGATTAATACCTAAGTTATTAATGACTTGTAATCCTGCTAAGAATTGGGTGTACTCAGAGTATTACAGACCTGCTCAAGACAATACAATAAAAAACTACAGAAAGTTCATTCAGTCTTTAGTTATAGATAACACTTATATATCTAAGCATTATGAAACTCAACTATCTCAATTAGATGAATTAAGTAAGCAAAGACTTCTATTTGGTAATTGGGAATATGACGCAACAGCTGATAGTCTTATTGACTACAATTCTATTATGAGTATGTTTAGTCAAAAAGGAATAGAAGGTGATAAATACATAACTTGTGATGTAGCACGATTTGGAAGCGATAAGACAGTGATAATGCTTTGGCAAGGGTTACACATTAGATATATAAGAACTATCCTTAAATCGGCTGTAAATGAGGTTGTGGACGAGATTAAGAAACTACAACAAGAGAACGGAGTTAATCTTAGAAATATTATAGTAGATGAAGATGGTGTGGGTGGTGGTGTTAAAGATTACTTAAGATGTCAAGGATTTACAAATAATGCTAGACCTATAAAAGGAGAGAACTATCAGAACTTAAAGACTCAATGCTATTACAAATTAGCAGACCAAATAAACAAAGGGCAGATAGGAGTAAGTTGTTCAGATGTAAATGTTAAGAATTACATAACTGAGGAGCTAGAACAAGTCAGAACTAAGGACGCAGATAAAGATAACAAACTACAGATAATTCCTAAAGATACAGTTAAATCTATTCTAGGTCGTTCTCCTGATTATGCTGATGCTTTAGCTATGAGAATGTTTTACGAGATAGATAGTAACTTTGGTAGGTACTATGTGCAGTAAAAAAAATCGTTAAACTAAAAACAACAAATTTCTATTATATAGTGTATGAAAGTCAAAATTAAAAAAGAAGGCAAAGTAAAAGAGTTTAAACTAATTAACAGTTGGTCAGATGTTACTCTGTCTACCTGGCTTAAACTTATTGACTTTGAAACAGGTACAAAGACTGAAGAAGCTACAGAAACAATAGCAGCACTATCAGACATTCCTAAGCAGTTAATAAAGGAACTATCCTTATCAGATGTTGCAGTTATAATGAGTAAGGTAGGTGAACTTCAACAAAAGCAAGATACAAAGCTTAAAAGGATTATAGAGATTAACGGTGTTGAATACGGATTCCACCCTGACTTAGATTCTATTAGTTTAGGAGAATACGCAGACATTGAGCAGTTCATCAAGAACGGAATAGACTCAAGTCTTCCTGAATTAATGGCTGTCCTTTACAGACCTATTAAACTAAAGAAGAATGACATTTATATAATTGACTCGTATGATGGAGATATTCGGCTCAGAGCTGAAGAAATGAAACAGATGTCAGCTGAACAAGTGCAAAGTGCATTGGTTTTTTTTTACACTTTAGGGAAGGTGTTGTCCGAGATTATGCCATCATATTTGATTCAGCGGCTGAAGGAAACGAAGACTCAGTAGCTAGTGAAGACTTCGCAAGTAAGTGGGGATGGTTTGGAGTGATGCACAGGTTGTGCGGAGAGGATATTAGTAAATTAGAAAGTATTACAAACTTGAGTCTTTTAGAGTGTTTGACTTGGCTTAGTTATGAAACAGATTTGAACTCACAAAATAAAGTAAAAAGAAATGGTTAATAATAAAACATACAATAATGTAGTAAACACCTTACTTAGATTAGGAGAATATCACGAACAGATAAGCACTACTTCAGTAGGGGATATATTTGACATCAATCTTGAGAAGATGCAGAAGTTCCCATTGCTCCACATAAATCCTACATCAGTTGTAACAGGAGATAG